AGTACCCGTCTGACCCGCAGACGTGCTTCCTCAGCAGCGGGCGCCGGTACTTCGACAAGGCCAGGACGACGGAGCTGTTGCTCGGCGCGTCCGACCCCATCCACTCCGAGGAAGTCGGGCGCGAGGGCAGCCAAGGCGTCCTTCGCATCTGGAAGGACCCAACACCGGGCGAACAGTACCTGGTGGCCATCGACCCTTCCGAGGGCGTAGGCGGAGACCCTGGCGTTGCCGGCGTCTTCAGTCGGAGAACCGGGGAGCATGTCGCGACCCTGAGCGGTCAGTTCTCGACATGGGAGATCGCGCGCCTCTGCCGCGGCCCAGACAAGCTCGACAAGGACATGAAGCCGGAGAAGGACTACGGTCCTCCAGGCCTCGCAGCGGTCTACAACAACGCGCTGGTCGCGGTAGAGCGCAACAACCACGGCCACGCCGTCCTGCAAGCCTTCGAGCGCGCATTTACCCAGACACGGGTGTACGAGGCGCGAGATGAGAAGCCGGGCTGGCTGAACAGTCCAACGTCCCGATCGTCCGCGCTCCAAGCCTTGCACGAGGCCCACCGGACGAAAGCATGGTCGACACCGGACGCGGAGAGCCTCCAGGAGATCCGCGACTTCGTGGTGACGGAGAAGGGCAAGGCGCAGGCCGAGTCCGGCTCACATGACGACCACGTCCTGATGCACGCCATCGCACTCGACGTCCTGACACACGTCCGATGGAAGCCCCCGAGCGGCGACCGAAAACCACCGCCGCCTGACAGCTCCCGCTGGGGAGACCAGCGAGGATTCTAGACCGAATGTCCGCACTCACCCGCATCGCATGGCAGGCCGCGAAGGCCATCGGCTTTGCGCCAGCAGTCTATCAGCGGGCAAGGCTGTCCCAATCCGCAATGGTTGGCAGAGCAATCCCCGACCTTGCGCTATGGCATCAGTTCCAGCGCATCGGCGGAGCCATCACTCCCACGCAAGTCTCCACCATCCTCCGAGAGGCGGACGCTGGCGACATGACGCGGCTGATGGACCTCGGCAACGATGCGAGGCAAAAGGACGGTCACCTACAGGCAATCCTCTCTCAGGCAGAGGAGGGCATTGCTGGGCTCGATTGGCAGTTGCGTCTACCTGAAGGTGCCAAGGCGCGAGACAAGCGCGCGGCGAAGGTGGCCGAGTCGTACCTGCGGTCGGCGAAGAACTTCCAGCGGATGATCTCGCATCAAGCGGGAGCCATCTACTACGGAAGGGCCATCACCGAGACTGCGTGGCAGAAGCGAGACGGCTTCCTTGTCCCCGGCGACTTCGTCAACCATGCGGCTCGGCGGTTCGTCTTCCGGCGAAGCGACGGCAAGCTTGTCTGGAAAGACCCCGGGATGGTCGAGGTGGACTTCCTCGAAGAGTTCCCCGGCAAGTTCATCGTCTCTCAGCCACGGGTCAACGGCGACGTTCCGTGTCGGGAGGGACTCATTCGCGTGATCGTTTGGGCTGCGATGTTCCGCAACTGGGACCTCACCGACTGGCTCCGCACCGGCGAGGCGTCTTGGAAGCCTTGGCGCATCGGCTACCACGACCCAAAGGCCAACGATGAGGACAAGGAGTCGCTGGAGGCCGCACTGTCGCAACTGACGACAAGCGGCTACGCGATGTTGCCGAAGTCCACCGAGATGAAGATTGAGTGGCCCGGCGGGACATCTCAAAGCTCCAAGTCGACGCACTCGGAGCTGTTCAATGTCATTGCTCAGGAGATGAGCAAGGCCGTGCTCGGGCAGACCGAGACGGTACAGTCCTCAAACAGCAGCGGCTACGCGCAAGCGAAGGTGCATGAGCGCGTTGGCGGAACTCTCCTCAAGTCCCGCGCCAAGTCTGTAGCTGCGGACATCACTCGTGACCTTGTTCAGCCGTTCATCGAATGGAACTTCGGCAAGGGCTACGAGGTGCCCCGGTTCGAGTTCATCACTCAGGACCCGGTCGACATCGGCGGGTTCGCTGACGCCATCAGCAAGCTCGTCGGCTCCGGCCTGAACATCTCCCAGGAATGGGTGCGTGACCAGATTGGCGCACCAGAGCCCATCGATGGTCAGGACGTGATGGGGGCAGATGTTGACCCAGCAGCGGAGCAGGAAGCCCCAGAGGCGCCGCAGAGCAAGCCCGAGCCCCCTCCTGAAGAGGGAGAGCCGGAAGACGACGAAGACGCGGCCTAGCGCCGTTTAGGAGGCGCGAATGGCGCACGACATCGAGACCAAGCCGGTTCAGGCCTACGGGCTGAACGTGAAGAGCATTCGACCCGATACCCGGGAGGCGGACTTCGTCGCATCGACCGCTGCCATCGACTCGCACGGCGAGATCGTTGAGCAGGTCTGGGACCTCGAACGGTACACGAAGAACCCCATCGTCCTTTACGGGCATGACCGATGGGACTTGCCAATCGGCAAGAGCACCAAGGTTGGCCTGGTGAATGGGCAGCTTGAGTGCACCATCCAGTTCGCGTCCAAGGAGATGAACGAGAAGGCCGAACAGGTCTGGCTCCAAGTCCAGGGCGGGTTCCTCCGAGCGGTCAGCGTCGGCTTTCGCCCAAACGAGGTGAGGCTTGAGGTCCGTGACGGTGAGGACGTTTGGGTCCTGTCCAAAAACGAACTGCTGGAGATCAGCGTCGTCCCGATTCCCTCGAATCCGGAGGCTCTGGCGAAGATGAAAGCCAAGGCGCGCGATGCGCTTCAGGCCACAACGGTCGCAACCGGCGACACGGAGAAATCAATGGAAGTCACCGAGCAGGCCGCGAAGGCCGAGCAAGAAGAGGCCGCTGCCGTCGCAGTGGTCGAGACCGTTACGCCCGCCGCAGAGCAAGCCACGGAACAGCCTGCCGAGAAGCAGGCCCCCGAGGCCGCGCACACTACCGCCGTCGAGTCGACGGACGACGTCGCGAGCAAGGCTGTTGCGGAGCGGGATGCCGCACTGAAGGCCGCCCAGGAAGCCCGCGCAGAGTTGGATGCGATTCGCGCCAAGGCGATTGCCAAAGAGGTGGATGACCTCGTGGGCAAGAAGTTCATGCCCGCCGCGAAGGACGCGTTCCTCGCCCTGGCCAACCTCTCCAAGAAGCACTTCGACGCCATCGTTGAACACCTTCCTCCGCTCAAGGTGCTGGACCAGGTGATTCCGCAGACGAACGACAAGGCCGTCGGCGCTGCTGACCTCGGTGAGTTGTTGCTCAAGGAGCAGGACGAAGACGCGCCGGCTCAGGGCGATCTCGGCTCGCTTCTGTAACCCGTTCGGCGCGCCGCAGGCCGCCACCAATCGAAACAAGTCAACCGGCGCGAATCCAGCCGACTGCATACGACGCAGTGGGAACGGGAGAGGTGCGTCCTGAAGAGGCAAACACATGGCTACTCGTCCCCATATCAAGAACCAAAACGCGCTCGTCCAGGCATTCGTCGTCCCCGCCACCAAGGCTGTCACGCTCGGTAAGCGGGTGAAGTTCAGCGGCGCGGACAACGCCGTCGAAGACTGCGGCGCCAACGAGGACGGCATCGGCATCGCGATGGAATCCGGCGTTGCCGGCGACACCGTATCCATCGCCCTCGAAGGCTTCGCGGTTGTCGAGGCTCTTGTCGGCACCGGCGGCGCGACGCGCGGCGCATACGCCAAGTTCCTCGCCGACGGCTTCACCGACCAGGCGACCGCTGACGGTACCACCGTCCGATTCCTCGCCGGCAAGTTCATGCAGAGCGGCGTTGCGGGTGACCGCGTCGGTCTTCTGCTGGGCGTCACCTCGCCGCACTCCACGTCCTAACGGACAGACAAGCGCTTTGAGGGCTCGCGCTTTCCACCACTGAGCCCTCACCCAACAACGCCACAAGACGTGTCTCGCAGGGTGCGGAACGCGACGGCGGCGCTCGACTTTTGACCAGAGGATTCAATGCAATTCGACACCAAGAACGACGTCGTCGCTCGCGCCAAGGCCCTCATTGCGGACCCCCGCAACAAGGAGCTTGTGCTCCGCGCCAATGAGGCGCTCGTTCGCTGCAAGGGCATCGCTGGCTCCCTGCACAACGACACCACCCTCACCAACCTGTCCATCCAGTACAAGAACCCCTCCCTCATCGGCCTCCAGCTGATGCCGGTGGTGAAGGTGGACAAGCTCTCGAACAAGTTCGCCAAGTACTCCCAGCGCGACCGTCTGGCGGTGCCATCGGACGAGGTGACCAACCGCTCCATCCCCAACGAGGTCAGCGAGAACCGCTCGTTCGACAACTACAGCTGCAAGCAGTACGCGCTGCTCAACTACATCGACGAGATGGAACTCCAGAACCAGGACGCTCCGCTCAACGAGATGGTTGACCTGATGGCCGCGGTGAACGACGCGCTGGCCTTGGCTGAGGAGCAACGCATCGCGACCATCCTCACCACGGCCGCGAACTTCCCCACCGCGAACAAGGTCACCCTGTCCGGCACGGACCGCTGGTCCATCACCGGTGCGGAAGGCAGCACCAGCGACCCCATCCGTGACATCCAGGTTGCCAACCGTGCGGTGTGGAGTGGCTTCGGCAACACCAAGCGCATCGGCTACTGCTCCGGCTCGGTGTTCGATGTGCTCAAGCGGCACTCGAAGATCTCCGACCGCTTCAAGTACGTGCAGAGCGGTCTCCCGCTGCGCACGCAGATCGCGCAGATGCTGGAGCTTGACGACATCCTCGTCGGCGACGCGTGGAACGACACGGCCAACATCGGCCAGGCGCAGAGCAACGCCCGCATCTGGGGCGCCTACTTCGGAGTGGTCTCGGTGGCATCGTCCCCGAGCACCCGCAGCGCGCACTTCGGCTCCACATTCCGCATGGGCGACAAGGTCTCGAACCAGTGGTTCGACCCGAAGATCGGCATGGCCGGCGGCTACTACGCCAAGGTCGGTATGGCGGAGGATCACAAGATCGTCGCCAGCGATGCCGGGTACCTCATCTCCGCCACGGTGGCCTAATGGCATCGCCGAAGAAGGAAGCGCCTCCTGAGGGAGAGCAGTCCAAGGAACAGACCCCGGTCGAGGCACCGAAGAAGGTGCACTTGGTCAGGCTCGGTGTTGGAGCAGTCCAGCACCACGCAGGCCACTTCAGGGAGGGCGAGCCCGTTCCTGAAGAGCTTGTGGCAGAGCTTGCGGACCTGGTCGAGGAAGCGTGACACAACGGTGAGGCCTTACGGGGCCTCACTTTAACCCCCACGGTGTCGAGGCCTTCGGGTCGCCACGCCGTGGTTCTTTCGCACGATGTCATTGCGGGACAGAGCCGCATGCCTCCTTTAGAGGACGGCCGCCTATAAGCGAAAGCGAAGGGCGTCATCCGGTGGTGCAACTCCACCATCGTGCACCGGGGCAGCAGTTGGGCCCCACATACGCTCATCCGGCACGACCGGAAAGAGTAACGGCGTCATCCGCAAGGGTGGCGCCAGCATGGGGCAGCAAGCCGCAAGGCGCGGCTCCCGATTCCAAATCGGGGAGAGCTTGGTTCGATCCCAAGGCGTCCCGCCAATCACCGCCAGCGAGGCAAGACCATGACCGTCGCGACCTACTTCTTCACCGACGCAGAGCTTGCCCAGCGCATCGGCAAAGACGCGGTGCGCGCGTTGTTCGACGACAATCAGGACGGTGTTGCAGACACCGACAACCTGACTGCCATCAAGCGCGACGCGACGGCATGCGTTGCAGGCTACATGCGCGGCATCTACGCGCTTCCGCTGGAAGAGCCGGTGTCGAACGAGGTCAAGCGCCTCGCCCTCGATGTCGCCGTTGCCTACGCGGCAGAGCGGCACCCCGAGTACGTTCGTCGAGATTGGCGCGCAGCTTGGGAGAAGGTGCGGCAAGAGCTTTGCGATGTCCGCAACGGCAAGACCCGCCTCGACATCTCCCCGAGCACCAACCCCGCAATCGCGCCGTCCAACGTCGGCGGTTCGGTTGGGACGGTAGTCTCCTCCGAGCAAGCCAACGGGAAGTCCGCCACCGCGGCACCAGAGGCTGGTTCGTTCTGGGGTGAGATGGGCGACTTCTAGTCGTGACCATCAGCATCGAGTTCGAGGGCATCGAGGAGTTCCGCCGCAACTGCCAAGAGGCAGCCAAGGAACTCGATGCCGGTCTCTACTCCGCGGTGAAGGAAGCCGCGGAAGCGGGCGCACTCGAAGCGCGCACCAACCACCCGTACACCAACCGTACCGGGATGCTCGAAGCGAACACCGTTGCGCTGATGCTGCGGCAGGGGTTCGCAAACTACGAGGGAGAGATCTTCGCGAACCGCGAATACGCCTCCTACGTCAACGATGGGACGAGCCGTTCGAGGCCATACCCCTTCATGCCCCAGGCAGAGGCGAAAGCCCGCCAGGTGTTCGACTTCATCACCGGGAGCACCGTTGCAAGGGTCCTGGCCATCCTGAACCGCTGAGCCCATGCCCAACCTCCTAGGACCTCTCGCACTGCCGATCCCGGCAACGGAGCAGGAGGATAGCGCGGGCGATCCGCTCCTCGACTTGCTTGGCGAGTTCCTGACAGCGGCCATCAATGAAGAGTGCACGAACGCATGGCGCGAGCTGTCGAAGGACAGCACGGAAGCCGTCAATGCAGTCTTCACCTTCGACCCGAAGCAGCGCGGCGTTGAGTCCAAGAAGTTCCCGGCGCTGTTCATCTGGCGCACGGAGGACGGCGTAGACCGGCAGGTCGGTGATCTGCACATCTCCACCAACACAATCCAGATCCTCTGGGTGATGCCGGGACACTCAGGGCGGCCCCAGGTGACACGCAGAGACCCGTTCTGGCATGGGGTGATGTCTGCGGCACGGCTCGCGCTCACAAGCGACAGGCACCCCGCCTGGACGCACGTAGACGACGACACCGAAGGCGGCGCCTTCTACGGCTCCTGCTTCTCTAAGTGGGCCAACCTCTACTCGGAGCCCAAGGTCGGTAGGGCCAAGCCAGAGAAGCTGTCCGTCGAGTTCGTTGGCAGCAAGGACATGGTCCCAGAATACGTCGGCGCCTCACTGATGCTGATGGTGGATGAGACCGCGACCGGCACCGGTGCACCGGCACTGCCCTTCAACGGCGGCATCACCGGCACCATCGTCACGGGAGAAGACCAGGGGCATACCCACCTTGCATTCGAGCTTGGTGTGAAGGTCTTCGCTCTGTCCGCTTCGACTGGCGACATTGCCGGCGGAGAGACCTTGACCATCATCGGCAACGGATTCGCCGAAGGCTGCACTGTCCTGTTCGGGACGGTGGCCGCGGCATCGGTCGAGTTCGACTCCGAGACAGAGCTGACCGTCGTCACGCCTGCCCATGCGGCGGGCTTGGTTGACGTGACGGTGACGAACCCATCCGGCGAGCTTGGCGTCCTTGGGGGCGCGTTCACCTTCGCCTGAACAACACATCTGCCTCGCATCCGGCGAGCACTGGAGACTCCTGAATGCAGCGCACCATCAGCGTCATTGCGAACCCGTTCCACTTCATTGACGCCAACAACCGCCCCGCAGGCGTTGTCCCGGTGCCAGGTTTCCCAGGCCGCTACATCGGCGCCTTCCTCGACCACGAGGCCACCAGCAAGACGCGCTCAGAAGAGAAGATGGCCCGCCGGGGCGGGAAATCTGTCTTCGGCTACTTCGCCGACGCAGATGGCAAGCTGAAGCCGCAGAAGCTACCGGGGGACACTGGCTTCCTCGCTGGCATCTCCGCATCGATTCATGACGGCGCCATCCTCGCCGCAGACCTTGAGACCGCCGCGATGGTTGGCCTCAGCGCTCAGGCGTTCAAGGACCCCTACGAGCAACTGAAGGTTGAGCGCGACGCAGCTGTCGCCCGTCTGGAAGCAGAGGGCCGCAAGCCTGGTGCTTGGGCGACGGATGACAAGTTCTTCGCTCCACCGCAGGAGCCAACGCCAGAGGCGCAAGCCCAGGCAGAGCAACCCAAGGCCGAGGCAGAGCCGGAGCCCAAACAACCGCAGCGCGAGAAGAGCGCTGAGAAAGACAGCGCACAATGAGTGGACCGTTCGATACGGGCGTCTCCGCCTCGTACAAGGTTCCCGGGTTCTTCGGGAAGATCATCTTCGGCGCGGGCACTGTCAGTGCGGGCGCTGTTCGGCTTGTCTGTCTCCTGGTCGGCATGAAGACCAGCGCTGGAAGCCTCACGGTGGACAGTCAGATCGCCGACGGCACCAGCCAGGAAGAGGCAGACTCCTACGCGGGCGCCGGCTCGCAACTGGCGCGCATGGCGTACTCCGCGCTTCAGGTGCCGACGGTCAAGCTCAAGATGGCAGCCGTCACCGAGCCCGGCGGCGGCACCGCTGCAACCGTCACCATCGTCCTCACCGGCACCATCACTGCGGCAGGTGAGACCCACATCCGCATCGCAGGCAAGAGCTACAAGACGGCCTTCCTCGCGACCGACACCCTGGACACCATCGGCGCAGCGGTCGTCGCGAAGATCTCATCGGACACCCGCTGCCCGTTCTCCGCGGCCTACAACAGCAGCACCGACACCATCACCCTGACGTGCCGCAACAAGGGCACGCAGGGGCGAGACTGGATCGTCTACTGGGTGACCGATGACATCGCTGCATCCGGCCTCATCGGCACGATTGCCGGCAGCTCTACCGTCAACACTGGCGGTGTCCGAGCCGGCGCAGCATCGTCAGGCACCGGTTCGGAGGACGTCACCTCGCTCCTCACCAAGCTCCTGACGAACCGCTACGCTCGCGTCGCTGTCGGTCACAACGACACCACGAACGCTGCGCTCTGGGAGGCCCACGTCAACGCCAAGGCGCTTGCCACCACGATGCTGTATGACCAACTGGTCTTCGGCTTCAACGGCACCTACGCCAACGCCATCAGCCTCGCGGCAACGACCCTCAACGCGCACCGCGCGCAAGTCGTTTGGCATCGCAACAGCGAACGCCACCCC